CTAATAGCAAGATTAACGACCTGAGTCCAACATCAGTAATGTCAATCTCGTTAGTACCAGTAAACGCTTCACTTCCTGTACTGGTAAATGCTCTCGCTGTGTCATAAGACTTATCTGTAGTAGAACCAGCTTGGAAGCCTTCCGCAAGGTTAATAACATCAGTGTCAACTTGCTTGCTTAAAGCGTAGCCAGCATCTTTCGTATAAAACCTACGCATAGAAGCTAATGCTTGTACTTCTGCAATATCTTCAATAAGTTTTGAATACTCATAATGCTTGTTAATACTAACATTAACAACACCTGCTGTATCAGCAATCAGAGTTACTTGAGTTGATGCTGCCTTAACTGAGGCTGAACCCCTGGCAGGTTTAGGGATATGAATAGTGTCACCTTTCTTTCCCTTGTGTGATAACTTAGTTACTAGATTAGCAACAACTAAGTTTGATTTATACGCACCGACAACCTCATCCGACCAAAGTTCGGGGATAAAGTTAGCGGACGTGGTTATTGTACTATGGGCTGTACCTAAAGCCATATTATTTCTCCGTTAATTATTATCGAACCCTTCCTTCGGCATAAGCAGACTGAATATCATCAGCCAATGCTTCATACCTTCTAGGGTCTGTTACCTGTAGGTTGATTAAATCAGCCCTACGGTATATTTTTTTCCCACCAACGGAGTCTCCAGAAGAGCGTGTTTCAGAGCTGGTTTTCTTTAAGGCAACCTCTCGTTTAGATGCTTCCTGCTCATTGACTTCTTTTGTCTTGTCGATCATATTTACTTTGTCGTACATATCAAAAAGTTCAATTGCGTAGTCAGGTCTATAGTCTGAGTCTGCTTTGCGGAACATCTCTTGGCGTATCTCGCTACTGCCTAGCCATTTTTGAAAGTCTGAGTCTGCGACTCTTGTTTCCCAATCTGGATAAGCCTTTTCAAGAACACCTAATTGATGTTGCTGCTCATTAATTTCTCGTTCTTCTCTTGCCTTAATCAGTTCTGGATGATTTTCTATTGCCGAATTAACTGCCAAAGCAGGGTCGTTATAGAATTGATCCTCAAAACTGTTAGGTTCTTCGGTTGGTGCGGTAGTTTGTGTAGCTTTCTGTGCTTCTAATAGGTTATCAATCAGTTGCCGTTGATCGCCAACGGTCTGTCCTTGTTTGCCTATTGCTTTTTCAGCGTTTTGATGCATTTCAATTACTTCTTGCATCGACTTACCAGCATACTTCTCAGGGGGTGTATATTCGTTTTCAACAGGTTCTTGGGTTTCGGCAGTCTCAACTGCTAGTGTTACCTGGTCTAATACTTCCTGTGTTTCTGTTATTGGGTTACTTTCAACGCTTGTTACGTCATCTACAACTACTGTCATAATGGTCATCTCCGCCCACTAAAGGGTTATGAAGTTACTAAGGGTTTAGAGTCTTATTCTTGCCCCGAAAGGGGTGGGATTAAGATTGCTCTAAGGTGATTTTCGTTACGTTTTCCAAACTTAGTATTAAGTTCAGTATTCGTAACTGACCCTTGGCTTCCCAAAGGTCTTTTTCACTGTTCATGGTGTCAATATTCTTAACACCTTGTTCAATGTTTGTTAGGTCTTGGATTAGGTCGAGCCAGCCATCTGACTCCATCATCGTCAACCTGTCGTTAAGAAACTGTTCGTCTGTTTTCAAGGCGGTTATCAGTTAAGGGTTTGAATAAGGGTTTTGCTTCCTTCTGCTCTAGCTTTCGCTAAATTAAGAATAGTCTCTGACCTAAGATGTTCCACTTCTGGAATGTTTCTTGCAGTCTCGGACTGGGTGTTCATAATATCTGCCTTGGTTTTCTCTAAACCAATCGCATCTTTTTGTAGTTTAAGAATCTTCTCTTGGATATTGATTTCAGTAGGGGCATCTCTTTGTGCCTCTGCTTGCCACTTGATTGCCTTGGCTTTCTCTTCTTCAGCTTCAGCAAGAGTCTTTTGAACCTCTGCTTGCTTCTGTTGAATTTCAAGTTCCATAACCATCTGTTGCATCTGTTGTTGTTGCGGATCGGGTTCGTTGCCCTGCGTAAGTGCGTGGACGATTTGATCTCTATTGTGAATACTAGAGTTTTGAAATAAAGCCAAAAGAATGACGTTAAAGGCAGGGGATTCTTTGGGAATGGCTTGTAACATCTGTACCATTTGTTGCATTTCTAACTCTTTAGCCATAATCCCCATTGTTGAATAAGGAATAAACTTGTAATCAGAAACAGGGTATCTATCAACATCAAACTGAATCTTTCTCCACATTGATTTGTTAATCATTGGGATAAGGAAGGTGTTTTGGAAGTTCATTAAGGTACGCTTCTGTCTCTTAATAGCAGCCGATTGCATCATCGACATTCCTGAAGCTGTTCCATTGGGGCCAGCACCCGTATCAGTTGAGCCTGTACCCATCTGAATCATATTTTGGAGAGACGCGACCTGGTTGAATGTTGAGGGGTCTGTGGTTCCCATATCTAGAGGCATAATTGCATCACGTGGCGAACCATTCGTAAGTACAGTTTTTCCAGCTCGCACCTCAAACTTGACACCCCTTGGTAGTCGGGTTGCGTCAGCAGCCAACATCGGGGTTGTTGTGAGTGCTAGAGAGTCAATTCTGGCTCTCATCTCAGCGTCTAATGCTTTCTGAGGGTTGTAGCCCTTCTCACACACACCTCTGCCCCAGAACTTATTAGGAACAATATCGTGTTGGTATGAGATAAAAGGTCTATCCACCATCATAAAGGCGTTTTCTTCTACTCTAAGGATATACTCATCGTTAACAATAGTAACAACGGCTTCCACCAGTGTGTCTTTCTTGGTGTACTTAAAATCGTCCTTGTCAACGTTTGGTTTAAGGAAGCGTTTAGGGACCTTGCCCCAGTATTCGGTTATCTTTACGGAATCGGATTCATCTGCAAGTCGTGTATCGGGGTCGAAGCCCATTCTCACCACGTCATAATCACCGTCAAGGGGGACATCACGGTAGATACCTGACTGAATTCCTTCAACAACATGGTATCGAGGTTTGATTACCTCGTGAGCGACACCTAGTGCCTCGTTAATTGAATTAGCCGAGGGGTCGATAAGGAATTCTTTTGGTGAGATGGGTTCAACACGAACATCTATGGAGGGATATTCCACTATCTCACGAGTGGTTGTTAGAGTTCCTTCAACTGGAATTTCGGCAGGAGCGCGTTCAATCGTTTGATCGACAACAATCTTACCGATACCAGTGCCATAGATAGCACCGTTAAGGAAAACCTCACAGACAGCGTCTTTAACACCTGTCTTTTCTAAATCTTCCTGTAATAAGTTACGTACATATTCCGCATCACTATTATCTTGGTCTAAAACATCATCTTGGATGTCAAACCACTTGCCACGACCAAAGGTTGCCTCTTCTAATTCGGCTACTGAGGACTCTACGGCTTGTTGTAATGCAGGAGCAATGATTCTTGACCTTTCTGCTTGTCTGGTTTTGTCACTTTCAGCCCAAATACCACGCCACAGGCGATAGTATTCATCCCATTTAGGGACGTAGTTTATGTCTCGGTGAGTTCTCCAGCTTTCCAAGCGATACATTAACCAACTGGCTAACGCTTGGTATTGCGTTTCTTTTTTGTCCATCAAAGTATTTCACTTCCAAGGTGATTGGAATTACCAGCTAGAGTTGCTGTTCCTGATGATTACCGCCCTTGATTAAGGGTTATGGTGGGGGGAATTCTTACAATTTGCTCTATATTATACCATAAAAAGCATGTACAAAGTATATATTTTTAATGAAACTTCAAACTAACCTCTTCTACCTCTATTAATCCGTCCATTAACATCTTACAAATAACCAAATCAACCACACTATCATTAGAACCTTTGTCTTTATAAACCTGGTTGGATAAATTGGCAATGACTTGACAAGCCACGGCGTATCTTTTGGTTAAATTATCAGTAGAATCACTATAATCAATGATTTCGTCTATCTCTTCGTCACTTAGGTCGTTTAGTTCTTCGTACATACTATTCCTTATTTTTATTAATATCCAGCAACAGCGTCCATCGGCTCCCAGTCCTCTTCAAGTTCAATTGAGTGGGCGAAGTCCGCGACACTAACCTGATCTATATAGGCTAATGAGTCAAGTAAATCGTCATGTGATAGTCTATTAGGGAAGTCCAACATCTGCCCTGTAAATACCCGCCAATCTCTATCTTCATTAAAGGTGATCTGGCCGTGTTCCATTCTTCCTTGTAAAGCCCAGGTGATTCTATCGTTCTTCTTCTTACCACCGTGGCGCATTTCAATGATTGAGACCCATGTACCCTCAGTCCTCATTTCATCTTCAAGGTAGGGCAGGATAGCGTTCCTTAGAGAGCCAGTTTCAATCCCTACTGTTGATGATTCACAGATAATGGCTGACTTTAGTATCTTCTTAGCCGTTTCCTTGATGTTCCAGCGTCCATGGAGGATGTCTTTGACCCACCACTTGTCTCTGTCAATCTTGACGATAGCAATAGCCGTCTCATCTAAACGTGAACGCTTCATATTTCTTTCTTTTTCAACAGCTTCATAACCAGCAGGGTCAATAGCAATAACATAGTTGCCTTCTTCTGGTTCTTCACCTGTTTTAAACCACTCTTCCTTAAAGATACCACCTGAGAAGGTCTCGAATGCTGCCTCAAACTCTTGTCTGAAAGCCATTGTTGACATCGACTTACTAGCAGCCTCTATTTCATCAGCAGGAATAAAAGGGTTGTCTGTGGAGTTATATTGAAACGCTTCCCAGTCATCATCTTCTAAAGCATCTGTATAAAGGTCGTAAAAGTGGTTCTTACCTGCGGGTGTACCAATAAACAAAGCACCACCCTTCACATCAGCAAGAGTTGGACGAATTATCTGTTCCCATACCACAGGCTTCATTGAAGCATACTCATCTAGAACGACATAAGCCAATCCTACGCCCCTCAAAGTATCAGGACGGTCACTTCCCTTGAGATAAATCTTTCTGCCGTTAATCAGGGTTAGAACAGCGGTATTCTCATGGGCTTGAGCAATTAGATCTTTACCTAAATCCTTCAACATAGACCACATCACATCTTTTGCTTGTTGAAAGGTAGGAGCTATATAAAAAACATCTTTACTATCAGACTGAATTGCGTTAATTAGCAATATCCAGGCAGCTAGTCTACTCTT